TTAGAATTTCTTTGCTTTCGATATTCAGCATATTTCTTCCTGTCCTCTGGATTGTTCATGTTTAATTCACTCAGATTTAAAGGCTTATTGAGTTCTTGCCTATCCACATTTGACACAGAGCCAGAACCACTTGGGGTAGCACTAACAAAGTGAGGGTTTTGTGTAAGAAACTCTTGCACTAATTCGTCTGTGGTCAAAAGTTCACCCGCCTTATTGTATCTTGTAACACCATTTTTATCAAGAATTTCCACATTACCACTTTCATTAAGTTGTATATTCGTTTTTAACAACTCAACTACTTGGTCTGGATTGATAGCTTTATTCCTAGATGCTGAAGATAATAACGATTTATTTATTTTGATATCTCTTAGCTGATTTTCTAAGTTTTCTTTTTCTTTGTTAAATTCTTGGGTTCTGGTTTTTAGTATTTCTTCAAACTCACCCTTTTGTATTTTTTGTGCTTCTTCTGCTTGCTTTTGTGTCTTGACCGCATTTATAGCAACCTCTAAGTCATCCACACCTAGCTTTTTATACATAATACCTCTTTCTTTGGCTAATCGCTTTCTAACGATTTCATTCATTTCATCTTCTGTGAATGTTACCCCGCTTGGTGTATCCTGTACTTGTGGTTCTTCTTCTTTTGTTTCAGTAGTCTGTTCTACTTGGTTTTCTTCAGCCATTTAAATCTCCTTTATTTGGATAGTATTTTTATACCAAATTGTTATGTGAAATGCTAGATATTAAAACCATCTGGCAATTTTTCACCTTCTATCTTCTGATTGGTTTCTACTGCTTCGATTAGTCTTTCAAGTTTTTCATCTGGATTTCTTAAATTAAGTATTGGAAATTCTTCACCAAAAACTTGTAAATATAAATCATAAAAATCTTCACCAGTTTTAGCGTCTGATAATTTTTTAAGTCTTTCTTCTTCTGTTAATGCCATTTTGTCCTCTATTGTTTTTCTAATTCATCTAGTCTTTTTTCAAACTCTTTTACTGTGTTGGGTATAATACTTTTCACAAGGGCATAAGCTTTTTTATCGTTTTTTAATGAAAATAAATTAGCAAATATTTCTTTTTCTACTGACCCCGCTTTTCTAAAGTAACTTACTCCGTGACCCCATGTATTGTAGGCTCTTTGAAACTTTCCATAAGCTAACGCATCTATTATATCGCTTACTTCCCCATATCCATCACCTTTTAAAACTGTTGTCGGGTAACTACTTAAAAGTCTTTCGGGGTTGCTCTTACTATAAACTTCCTTTATATCTCTTGTTCCAATCTTTTTATAAAGTTTATCTAATTCTTCTTTATCAATTACATATTTACCCCTTAGAGCTTTTCCCTTAAATGCTTTTCTATCTTCTATTATTGCCTTTCTGAAATCAGCATTTGTTTCTGACCACGCTTGAAGTCTGGATTTATTTGTAACATAGTCTAAATGGTGACCATATTCGTGAGCAATTACATAACTTTTAACTTCTTTTCCTGTGATATCTCCATCTTTTGCGTCTAGTTCTGCCCTTAATTCCTTGTTTATTGAATAGTACACGCCATTTTTACTGTTTTTAATCTCATTTGGCTTGTCAAACTTACCTACAATTATTTTTTGTTGGTCTGTTAGTTGTGAATTAAAGTCATCATCATAGGCTTTTCTTAAATTATCTGACCCCCTGTTTAACAAAAATCCTATAGGAACGTCTGACACTACACCCCTTACTGGTGGTGGTGGTGGCAATTCTTCTTCTGTTGGCAATTCATCTACTGTTTCTTCACCCCATGATGGGTCTGTTGGAATCCAAGTATGTCGGCATCTATAGCCACCCCTTACTATAAATGGGTCACCAGTAGACTTTCCTTGCCATGAACGATTTATCCACATTTCTCTTATTTGTTCTTCTGTGAGCGTCTTATTCAACATACTCACACAAAATTCCCTACTATCCCTAACTAATGTTCCTGTGTAGGTGAAATGCGTTAGACCCGCTTCTTTGGCTTTTGCTATGGTGAATTGTCCGTGAAACTGCATTACTGAATCATGTGCTATCTGGCTTGCGTAACGTCTTAGGTTATTACCCGCCCTGTCGCTTGCATATTGTGTATGTAGCTTTCTAACAGCGTCTTCAACTTGTGCTTTTTTTGCACTATCAAACTTATTTTCATTTATAAAATCTACCAGTTCATTTATTTCTGCGGTGTTTGACCTCTTGTAAACCCCATTTATATGTGAACGAATATTACTTACCATGTCTTCAAATGGTCTACCCGCTATGGTGCTTTGGTATACTTCATCGTTTATTATCTTTAGAAATCTTTCGGCTACGTCTTCAAACCCACTAAATGACTGCGTTTTAAGAGCGTTCAAGGTTCTTAGGTCAACTTCTGTTAGGCTTTTAAACTTCTTAGGTATCGGCATTTCGCCAAATGTATCTAATACCTCTTTTGCAATCTTGTTATATTCATCGTTAATTATTATGTCGGCTTCATCTAAAAAGGTTGTTTCTATAAGGTTTCTAATTTGTGGTCTAAGCTGAATAGCTAGTCTTTGTGAAACAAGTTTACCGCCTGTTGCCCTTGTTACTTCTCTTACAACGTCTTCTTCAAGCCTGTATAAAACATTGATTATACGTTCTTCGTGTTGGTCAGCTAATTTATCTAGTATTTTTGACATTACAGCGGGAAGTCTTTTTTCCATGCTTTTATTGACCAGAAAGCGGGTGATAAGGACTTTTGTCCTTTTACTTCCTTGAGTACGCCACCCATTCTAGCCAGAAATGACTTTTGCCTTGCGGGTATGCTTTTCTTTATAGACATACCCCTAGCACCAAATGTAACCTTCTTAATCTTGCCAGTAGACTTGTTTTTAACATAAACACCAAACTTTTTCCGCTTAGATTCCGCTGTAGACAATCTAAATGGTTTGTTTAGCTTTACTTCTTTACCTCTATACTTTGCCATTACTTTCTTTTTCTCTTTGATGCTCGTCTAATTATGTCTTTGTCGAATGTACCAGAACGACCCCTTTTAATTAGCTTGTTTACTCTAGCCATCGCCCAAGCGTTCATAGGGATTCTGGGTCTGCTACCGGCTGATAAAAATGCACCTTGACCCCTACGAAAAGAAGCCTTTAGGTCTGCAAGATTGAATAGTTTAGATTTCTTTGCTTTTGCTCTAAGTGTTGCTAATGTCTTTGCTGATAAGGGTTTTCTTCTTACTGCCATTATGTCCTATTCCTTCTTCTAAGTAATGAGCGTGGTATTCTTGCACCCGCTTTATATAAGGCACTTACTTGTTTCAATAAGCTTGCTCTAGCACTTCTTTTTGCACCTTTCAGACCCGAAAGATATTTTTTAGGAATACCAGTTCTTTTATCTTTGGGAACTAGCCTACGTTTCTTCTTCTTCTTCAACTGTTTGCCCTTCTACTTCTGTGGTTGTGAATTGACCTCTTACTGCCCGACTTGAATCTATTTCTTCATTTATTGATTTAATCATCTCACTATCATCAATGACTGCCTGTGCTATCTGCTTATCTAATTCCTTGTTGAATGTTTCTGATTTTATGCCACTAGCTTTTGCCATTTGTAGGAATTGTAGGTCATTCGCCCAATCTCTTATGTCAAACGTATCTGGATAGTTTATTGAACCATCAAACTGTTTATCTTGCCACATAGCAAACAATGACCATATCTGTTCTTCTGCGTTCTCAAGATAATCCGCTTTTTCTGATAATCTGGCGTTTAATAGCTGAAATTCTGTTTGTAGAGCAATACCACTAGCAATTTGATTGCCTGTTGCCCTTACTGAACCCATGTGAGTAATCCTATCAATAGCATCTACCTTGTTTTGTATACATTTCATAATTCCATCAAGGTTTTGACCGCTTGGCTGTATGATATAAGGCTTTAGGCTTGCTTCTAGGTCTTCTGGTATCTCTATTATAGACCCCGCACCCGCACTAGCTTCTACATTAGGTGTTTTTACAAGGCTTGGGTGGTTTGCTAGTCTGATTAGCTGTTCTTTCTCTGAATAGTCGTTATAGATTGACTGTTGCAAATATGCTACATCGGCTAAGTCACTTATACCTATAGGTCTTTTAGCACCCCTTAGATTATAGACATTTACTGCGGGTATCTTGCCGATTGGGTTAGGTATTTCTTCTAGTAGCCTTGAATCACCTTTTGAATATTCTTCTGAATACTCCTCAACCTCATAAGTGCTAATTGTTTCTTCTGTAAATACTTTGATTATTGCTCTATCTGCATTTATATCCTCCACAAGCATTAACATATCAAGATAGAACCTTCCGCTTGGTGACCGCCTGTAGTTCCAGTTCACAACGTTTTCTGGCGTGTAGATACTGATATAAGGTCTAATATCCTGTGCTAATTCTTCTGCTCTGGTATTAGCGTTTGACTGTGGCTTATCGACTATGACCCAACAGTTGCCATAAATACTAGCGTTCATTTGCACTTCACGCATTACAGTATTGAATGAGCGACCATCTAAGTCAGCATCCAAAAGGAAAGACTTTAGCTGTTCATCGCCATCCAACGACCCATAATCTCTTGTTGGGGGAACTCTCCACAGAAAGCTTGTGTATATCTGAACGACATTCTTACAATGGTTATCTACAGGGGTATGTCTTATTCTTGCGTCATATTCTTCGGGTGACTCTAAAACGTATCGGTGAAGGTAATAGCCGTTTTTATAATCATTCCCGCCTAGATAACTACGAATATAGAACTCCCAATTAGAAATATTTGCATCCCATAAGTCGTGTTTGCTTGTAAGTGTTTCCCTATCCATTAACTCCACCTTTTAGGATGGCTTGGTGCAAAATTCCTTCTAAGCGGAAAATTATACTCTACTAAGTACCCTAGAGCATCATTCATATGGTCATAACCGCTATCTTTGTCTGGAATATGCGTACCTTCCTTGTAAATCTGTCGTTCTATGCTTTTGATTGCATTTTTACAGGACTTAACAATAAACAAACTACTTTTACCATTTACGTTCTTTAACTTACTATTTACTGCGTTAATCCTATCCCTTACTAAAGGTGCTGTACTCTTACATCTTACATCAAATCCAGAATTTTTCAATATAGCTAAGTCGGTTGTTCCACCCGCTGACGTTTTTCTTTGTCTAGCTGATGGGTCTGGATAAACCACTATCTGCTTATTCTTATATCTGGTTTTAATCTCATCACACATTTCATTCGTATTACTACTGTATATTTGTATCTCATCTATCATAAAAATTCTATCATTTTCTATAACGCATACAACAGCACTCATAGGGTCAACATTAAAGTCTAAGCCTATATGCAATATCCCACTATTCTTGCTGTATTTCTCCACTATGTTTTTATCTCTACTGAAGTTGTAATAAATCATCCCCGAATAGTTAACAAAAGTAGCTTCGTATTCTTGTTGAAAGGTTCTAAGGTCTAGGTCTTGCTTTGCTTGTTCTATCTCGTCTTCACTTACTTGTTCGCCCTCTAATGTGGTGTATTGAAAGCTTTTCCAGTCTTTATTAGTTTCCCCCATCTTGTATAGCTCATAAGACCAGTTACCGAACCCTCTAGGACTACCACAGAATAACGCATGACCTTTTGTGTCTGACAATGTAGGTCTAAGCACCTCATACCATGTTTCTTTACTGATATCTGCAAACTCGTCCATGACTAAACCATGTAAGCCAACACCCCTTAGTGAGTTTTCATTATCTGAACCCCTTAGTGTTATCTGGCTATTATTCTTGAGTGTAATAGTCAAATCGCTGTGGTTTATGCTCTTTACCCATTTATGCTGTATCATTTTTTCTTTTAAAACACCCCAACAGATAGCTTTAGCCTGTCTATAACTAGGTGCAACATACCAAACCTTCTTATTAGGCTGACTTGCAAACTTAGCTAATTCATTGATGGCTAGATATGTTTTCCCGAACCTACGCCCTGTGATAAGCACTCTAAAGCGTGAGTCATCTTTAATTACTTTCTTTTGTGGTGCTGTTAATGGCATTAATCCGCTGACCACACTAGCGGTTCATCTAATTCGCTTGATTCTATCTTATCTTGCTGACCTAAAATATTCTTTCCTAAGAATATCTGCATTGTCACATTACCCTTTTCAGCCGACTTCCATTGTAGTTGTCTAAGACGCATTTTCATTTCTGAACGCCCTTTTGTCAGAAATTCCGAATAACTCTTTTCTAATAAGTCTGGTGAACACCCAAAGAAATCAGCCATTTCCGTATTTGTACAACCAAATTTAGCAAGCTTTTGTAGCTGTTTTGTATCTATGTTGTACTTCTTCGGTCTTGCCATCCTATTTTTACCCTATAGTAAGGTTGGTGTGGTACAGGCTTCTCAAGGTTCAACCACTAATCATTGTACTACTGACCTACAACAAACAGTCCTTAACTATGTCCACTTAGTACCACAATCAAGATTTACCTAATATTTATCCGAAAATCTACCATATTTTAGTTTTTCTTAATTTTTGCCCTGTTTTAAGCGTCATACAGGGGGTGTTAACCATGTGCCGTGTATGTTTGTACCCCCCAATATTAGACCTATTTCATTTTTTTTTATTTTGTTCCCTTTGCTTTTTTGCAAGTTTTTTCCATTTATCAACTGTTGCTTTCTTAAAGACTCTGGTATTTCTTTGTCCTGTATCTGGAACTATAGGCTTGAGTGCAAATATTTTTTCGTAATCATTTTTCATTATGGTAAATCCCAATAGTAGTTGATGACACTTCTACAGTTCTTTTTAGTAGAAATAGGGTCACGCACTTGGTTGATGGCTGTGGCTAACGCTAAACATTCCGCATGGTTATCAAAAACAAGGCGATGAACTTCAACATTAGCCGTTTCTATATCTGTGATAGTAATGAGATACATGGTGAATGTTATGACCTCTAGCATTTTTTATTCTTGTAGTAATTCTTAGTTAAACGCTTTAGTTTCCAACACATTTTTTTGTCCAACTCTTTTCTAAGTTCTTCTAAATCGTAAATAGCATCGTTTAAACAATCCATTTTTATAACGTCATCCATTTCAAGAAATGCTTTTTGTGGTCTTGCTACCGCTTGTTCAGACATTTCTTGATAATTTATTGAGATGATTTTTTTCATAGCCACCCCCGCAAATCAAGATACTTTTCGGCTTGCTCTTTTGTAAACTCACCTTCTGCTATTGCTCTTTGAACATCCCCTGTATGATGCCTAGCTGTAGAAACAACGTAACCTTTGACAGTTTCGGTTTCCACACACTCCTTGAACTGTTTTAGTCTAAAGGGGTACATATCAACCTTTTCTGTGCTTATTGCTTTTGGTTGTTCATCCTCATACTTCTTAGCGGATAGCCAAAAGGCGGGTTGCTTTGCAAATTGCTTATCTTCTACCGATTTATAATATTTGTTATACATATCAGCTAGTTCTTCTGGCTTCTCTATCCATTTGTCTTCTAGCTTCATATAGTTCTTTTCGGCTGTTCCCTTGCTGACTTTATTAGCTACCTT